GCCATACTTAGGAGGGTTGCCATTAAAAAGAATAATGAGAGTTAACTATACAATAGAAAAGATATGAAAATACAAGACCTAAAAAGCGGAGACAAACTACTTTTACAAACAGATGACGGAGGACTGGGACTGTGCACCTTTGAAAAGATGGACATGTTAAATGAGTTTACGATTATAACAATTGACGGGGTAGAAGGGGGCGATAAGTATATTCTAAACATACTAGGAGATACGGATATTACTAAGCGAGACGGTGACGACCACACGCTGTATACATTACAGGGCGAAAAAATAAAGGAGTATTACGTGTTGGCAGAAACAGATCAATTCAAATGTCCTAGCTACTTCAACGACTTCAGAGAACTAAAGGATTGCAGTTGTGGAAAGTGCGATGTATAATTAATCTTATGATTAAAGAACTTATAACCACTGTGTTGGGCCTTGCCATTGTAGGTGTAATACTCTATTTTATAGAGACATACATACCGATGAGTGAACCGATCAAGGTACTTATCAGAATCGTGATAGTTGTAGCAGTGGTTTTGTACCTGGTACAGAAGTACTTGCCGAACATCTAGGTGTAACATACGGGTGGTAAGAACGTCTACACTATTGCAGGAGTGCAACATTTATTGTACACTGCACTTCTCTTGCAATCACGGCAAGGAAATCCCAACGTCGGGATAATGGACGTATCCGAAATCAATATTGGAAAAAACCCCGGCAGGCTCATTATCTCCGGGGTTTTTCAGTCACCTAATTAACCAAACATACACAGTATATCACCCTACCTCCGGGTTAGTGTGATATGGGGAAAAGTCATTAATTGCAGTTAGAATAACACATGTTAGTATTATGGTATGAATGAAATTACAGAAAAGAAGAAACTAGGCCGACCGTTCTCAACAAATAAAAAAGCTAAAATATCAATTTCGCTATCAGGCGTGGTGTATAAGTCTTTGTCAAACCACGCCCGGGAAACAGGACAGCCAATATCAGGCGTTGCGGAGCTTGCGATCCAGATGTATTTCGGTATGTAAGTTATGCACAGGGTTTAATTGCGGTAGTACTATAATACAGTTATACTGATACTGTCGCAAAAGACAAACCTAACACAATATTATATGAATTTTATAAACATTCTCATGGCTACTATCGCAGACGCATCACCAATGCTTATTGGTATTCTCGCGGTGTACCTCACAGGCAGGGTATTCTTGTACGTTGCCACAGCGCCAAGTAAAGAACACTACTCAGTTAGCATCGGAGGACACCGCAACCGTCTTTCTGCATTAGAATAATATGTTGCATGACCTAGAGAAGAAAAGGTATGTTAAAAAGCCTGTGTTTACAGTGACTAAGATACCTATGCCAAGGAGAAAGGCTCAAAACAGCTCGTTATTAGTGCTAAACACAGTTCTGAACACCCTTGTGTTTGCTACACTGCTTGTAGTGATGTATTTAATACTCAAATAGATATGGACAACGAAGAAAAGATAAACGAGATACTAGAAACTTTCGCGGAGGCAATAGTGCCAGACTATTTTATAAATAAAGAATCCGAGTATTTTGTTACAGCCAAGACTGAAATAAACCAACTAATTGAACAAGCCGAGGAAGAGACAATACGAAAGGTGCTGGAGGTGATAGGAAAAAAGAAACGCGAGGCATCCGATTTGATAAGAATAAAGTCTGATAACTTTTTTTCTATGGGTGCACTGTTTGTACTCGATGACCTACTTGCATCATTACAGGAAGAACAAGAACCTAACACGCAATAGATATGGATTACACCTATTACGAAGCCCCTATCGTTTTTGAGCAAATAGTTGAAGATGTACAGTATATCCCTTTGATAGAGGAAGAAACCATGACATGGGTCGAGACATGGGAGCCTGAGTACAGAGCATTAGCACAAGAGGTTTGGACTAAATACGTTGGAGATCCGTTACTGTTGAATGAAGAAAGTTACGCCGCTCTTGATAGTGTTGTGTTTAATTTAATTGATCCAACTTATGATAACGAGCAATACGCCGAGGCCTATATTAGTGGTACTACCGAGGATTAAAGGAGAAAAGGCGGAACAGCACCTGTTGCCTATAACNCAAAGAGAACGGAGCAGNATGATACTAGANCANCTGCAATGGATGCGAAAACAACGAATGTAATATATAATTAAACCATATGAAAATCGAAACAAACACAGAGCTATTGGATTATCAGGGGGTAGTGATTAAGGGGTCAGACGACAAGGCATTTGTAGTGGGGACTATCCTAGCTAATATACTCGGTTCAAAGAAGTCAGACGATGACGTTCGTAGCTGGAAGTTAGGCAAGGCATTTGCTACAGAGATTGAAGTGGAGCTAACAGCTGACGATGTGGTATTCATTAAGACTATACTCAAGTCCAGCGACTTCACGCCTATTATTACCGGTCAGATAATTGAGATACTGGAGAAGTAGTATGAAGATTTCACTAACCGGAGTATCAGCACGAGATAAGGTAATAGCAGGAGCAAACTATGTAGCAGACGCAGTGAAGGCAACCATGGGACCGTTTGGACTCAACACCCTAACAGAAAAGCGCAACACTATCACTAACGACGGATTCACTACATCAAGAGAGGTGGCCCCAACACTAACAGACGAATACGAACGCCGAGGTGCTCTACTACTTCACGAGGCAGCGTCCAAGACTAACGACCAAGTAGGTGATGCCACGAGTACCTCTATGGTGTTGGCCCAGGCTATCCTAAAGGAATCAGCGCGCTACCTACCACAAGAGGGATCATTCAGTTCAAAGATGAAGCCTAGCCAGTTGGTTAAGAAGTTGAAGGTGGAACTTGCAGAGGTACTAGAGAAGTTAAGTGATGCGGTAACTCCTGTCACTACAAGAGAGGAACTAGTCAATAGTGCAATGGTATCAGTGGAAGACGAAGACCTAGCCGAGATGATTGGAGGTATGCAATGGGATTTGGGAGAACATGGCTATATTATGGTGGAGGAGTCAGCGGACACAACCACAACTATTGAACGAATCCAAGGCGTTCGCATTGATAATGGATTCGGTACATCGGTGATGATAAACAACCCAGAGAAAGGAACACTAGAGGTGGAGAATGCGCGTATCATTACAACTAACTACACATTCCACGATAACTTCGACAAGGTAAAGCATGTAATCGAGCCACTACTGAAGGATGGTATCCGGCATATAATAATCCTCGCAAGAGCATTTGGAAGTGAGGCCATCCGTAAATGCGTAGAGGCAGCAGGTACAGGCGTATTCCTTTACCCAGTAAATGCACCCTACGAACACCAAGCGGAGGTATTCAAGGATATTGTCTCTATCGCAGGAGGAACATACATTGATATGGAGAGCGCACGCCTAGAGGATATGACAGTGGACGACATCGGAACAGTGAAGAAGTTGGTGGCTCAAAGGTATTCAGCTATCATCACAGGCTCTGGAGACTCTACAAAGCGTGTAGAGCGGTTACAGAAGGAGTTGGTGGGCGAGCCATCCGAATTCTACAAAAAGAACTTACAGAAGCGTATATCACAGTTAACAGATGGATTTGCTATCCTAAAGGTAGGTAGCGAGACAGACGTTGACCGCAAGCGTCGCAAAGACAAGTGCGATGATGTGGTGAATGCTATTAGACTTGCATTGGTGGGAGGTACTATCAAGGGGGCAGGCCTAGAGCTAAAGGAGGTGGCGGATTCACTTGAGGATAGCTATATTCTAAAGCGACCGCTATTGGCTATCCATTCACAGATTATGAGTAGCGCACCTGAAGACTTTGAAGTGGAGGACTGGGTGCGTGATCCGTATCTAGTGATTGAATCAGCGTTAAAGAATGCTGTGTCAGTTGCAAGTAACCTAGCCACTGTTAATTGTGTGGTGGTGGAAAAGGATAAGAAAGAGCCGAGAGAAAGAGAGCAAGAGGGAGAATAAGTATTGACTTACGGTATGATAGATATTACTATGTTTATATAGATATACTCTGCCCATCAGAAATGGTGGTCAGGAATATGTCAAAAGAAATAAAAAAAGATATGAAGGAAAAAAACAAAGGTGGAAGACCAACAATGTACACACCAGAATTGGCGTCTGAGATTTGTGCTGACCTTGCTCAAGGAATGTCATTGCGAACTGTTTGCAAGTCTGATGAAAGACCATCGTTGCAGACTATATTTAACTGGTTCAGAAAAGTCCCGGGGTTTGTAGAGCAATACGAAAAAGCAAAGCAAGAAAGTGCGGATGCAATGTCCGAGGAGATATTAGATATAGCTGATGACGGTTCTAATGATTGGATGGAAAGAGAGCATGGCGGTTCAATTTCATGGGTTACTAATGGTGAATCTATGCAACGTTCCCGATTACGAGTAGATACGAGAAAGTGGCTAATGTCGAAGATGAAGCCTAAGAAGTATGGAGAGAAGTTAGATGTAACTTCCGATGGCAAAGCGTTGCCGACACCTTTGCTTGCTTCAATGGTGTTAGAGGTGGAAAAGAAAGAAGAGTTAGAAGATGATATTGAGTAATAAATAGCTTTGAGTTGGGATACTCTAGAACCCCCCTAGAACATAGATCCCATTTATAAAATGAAATTTGAAAGTAATATCGAGTTAAGGCAGAGCCCTCGATCATTCAGTAATCACATTATGCCATATTCAATCACTACAGCAACTAAGAAGATAGCAGGACTCAAAAAGAAGATAAGAGCTGTATGTGGTGGAACATCAGCATCGAAGACTATAAGTATACTCCTCTATCTTATCCACAGGGCACAAAGTGATAAGTCTAAAACATTAACATCAGTAGTGGCCGAATCAACGCCTCACCTAAAGCGTGGGGCTATTCGTGATTTTAAGAATATAATGAGAGAGCATAACTATTGGAAGGAGGATAACTGGAGCGCTACAGATAGCATCTATACATTTGAGACTACTAGCCAGATTGAATTCTTTTCTAGTGACCAGCCGGATAAGCTGCGAGGTGCAAGACGTGACCGGTGCTTTATGAATGAGGCCAACAACTTGTCACTCGATACCTTTGACCAATTAGAGGTGCGAACCAAGGAGTTTATATTCATGGACTGGAATCCTACCAACGAGTTCTTCTTTTATACAGAGATAAAAACCAAGAGAGAGGATGTAGACTTCATAACTTTGACGTATAAGGATAACGAGGCATTAAGCCAAGAAATCATACAAGCAATAGAGGCTCGTAAGAACCGTAAAAGCTGGTGGCAGGTGTATGGACTGGGACAGTTGGGAGAGGTGGAGGGCAAGATATACAAGGACTGGCAGATTATAGACAGCGTCCCACATGAGGCACGTTTAGAACGCAGAGGACTGGACTTTGGATACTCAAACGACCCAACAACTATAATTGACATTTATTACTATAACGGCGGGTATATACTCGATGAGATATGTTACAAGAAAGGAATGAGTAATAAGAACATCACCGACATGATACTGTCTACAGAGAAGGAATGTATTGTAGTGGCAGATAGTGCAGAGCCTAAGTCCATAGATGAGATGAGAATGTATGGAGTGAATGTACTAGCAGCACAGAAAGGCCCAGGCTCGATTAACACTGGTATAGCCTTCGTACAAGACAAACGCATCTCAATGACAAAGAACTCTTTGAACCTTATAAAAGAGTATCGTAACTACCTGTGGAAAACTGACAAGGATGGAAGAATCACAAACGTACCAGAGGGTGGAATGGATCACTGCATGGACGCACTGCGTTATGGTTTGTCGTCTATACTATCACCAGACCAGTACATACAAAAAGTAAGCGTGCAGTACCATGATTATGGATACTAGGCTTGCTACTTTGTAGTATCGTTTATATAATACAAACATGAGTCGTATCTTTATAAACATAAATGTCATTAACTTGACCATATAGTTGTGATTGCTCAAATTGTAACCGATGCAAAGACCGGAGAGCCTTTGGATGAGAGAGGGAATAAGTTAGCTGTTTCAGGTTATCAGCCATCAGAGGAGGTGAAAGAATTGTTCGCACGTATTCAAAAAGATTATAATACTGCATGGAGTTTGCAGAACAGGTCATTCGATGAGTTCGATGGCTATTCACTATTACAGCGTGCGCGAATGGACCAGCAAACATTCGGAGCATATGTAGGCGCTCAATATAGTACCTCGCAGAATGCATGGAGATGGAAAGGACGCAAGAACACAGCGCGTAACAAAGTAATCGGTATACTTGCCCATGTTATATCAGGTATGTTGTTTCCAATGTGTTACGCATACAACG